CCTCCATAGCGAGAAAATGGTTTTTCACGCGTATGTCACGCGCGCGCACGCGCATTTTATGTAGGAAAACGGGAAAATGGCAGTAAAAAAGCGAAAAACTGTGCGGAAAAACGTCCGGAAATCGCTGATAGACCAGCTCGAAAGACGGGGAGCTGACATCGCATTATTTGAGGACCAGATCGACGATTACATGGCGATGTGGGACCTGAAGGAAATGCTGATCGAGGATATCAGGGAGACGGGTCTGCGGACCATGGACGGAAAGGACAATGCGTCGCCGAAACAGCTGCCAATTGTCAACCGGCAGATGCTGGCGATACTCAAAACACTGAAGATCGCTCCAGATGATCTGATGATCGAGGGAGAAGATGAATTATGAACCGAACATTGACGAGTGGATTTACCTGATCAGGGGAAACCACATCGAACACTGCAAAGAGCAGGAACTGGCGCTCGAAAACAATATCATTCCGGTATTGGAAAGGCCGGATGTCTATGTCGATCACGAACGGATACGGAAAGGTCTGAACCTGCAGAAGTATTTTAACTTCGATCTGCTTCCGTGGGAGAAGTACCAATTCGCGATCATGTTCGGTGTATTCCTGAGACAACCGGGAATGCCGTATGATGACATCTACTTCCACGTGATCCGGGATATTATCGGCAGAGGAGCAGGGAAAAACGGCTTTATCGACTTCTGTGCATTTTACATGATCAGCCCACTGCATGGGGTCAGGGGCTACAATGTCGACCTGATCGCCAACGGAGAAGACCAGGCAAAGACATCGATCGCCGACCTGAAGGAGCTGATTGACAATCCGACGAACCAGAAGTACGCACGGGCGCTGAGCACGAACTATAAAGCGTATGTGGAAAAGATCGTCGGCAAGAAAATGGCTGCAGAGTTCCGGCTGAACACGACGTCGACGAAGAACAAGGACTCGAAAAGAACCGGATGCGTCATATACGACGAAAAGCATCAGTATGAAGACTCCAGGAACATCAACACGCTGAAGTCCGGAACAGGAAAGATGCAGTGGGAACGCGAGATTACGATCACGACAGACGGACATGTCCGCGGTGGGATCCTGGACGATGAGAAGGCCCAGAACGAGGTGATCCTCCGGGAGTACAATCCGAAAAACAGGACCTTCGTCAATTGGTTCCGTATCGAGTCAGAAGATGAATGGAACCAGATCGACAAGATTGTGAAGGCGAACCCGTCCCTGGCTTATCCGTCTTTCTATTCGCTCCGCTCCACGATCGAAAGAGAGATTGAAAGCATGCCATTCACTCCGGATTACTATCCGGAGTTTTTAGCGAAACGGTGTAATTTTCCAATCAGTGATCCTCAGAAAGCCGTGGCTGAGTGGTCAGACATCGAAGCGTGCACCAGGGAACCGGATTTCGTACCGGAAGAGGGCGCCCAGTGTGTAGGCGGTATCGACTACACAAAAACAAACGACTTTTGCGAGTGTACTCTGACATTCCGACAGGGTGACAGCTATGTATCGATCCATCACGGCTTTATCTGCAGGGCGTCAAAAGACCTGCCTCACATCCACGCGCCGATTCAGGAGTGGGTGAAAGCGGGATGCTGTGAGATTGTCGATGATGTAGAGATTCATCCTGATTTGCCGGTCCTGTGGTTTGAACGAATGGCCAGGAAGTACCAGATCATGATGATCGGGATTGATAATTTCCGTTATTCGTGGCTGGCAAAGTCGTTCCGGCAGATCCTCGGTTACGAGTGCCTGACAAAAGAAAACAAGAAGCTATACCTGATCCGGCCGTCTGACATCGCAAAGGCCGCGCCGATCGTCAACAGTGCGTTTCTTAATCACCGGATATCCGGATGGGACCGGATGATGTGCTGGTACACAAATAACACAAAGCGTGTCATAGACAGCAAAGGAAATACGCATTATGAGAAGATCGAACCAAAACTACGAAAAACAGACGGATTCATGGCGTGGGTGCATTCTATGTGCTGCATAGATTACCTGCCGGAAGTGACAGAAATGCCGGATCTGAATTTCGCGACAATGACCTACTGAGGAGGTGGTGATAGATATGTCTGTATTCCGGGACTTCTGGGACTACATCCAGGGGAAACTGATCGGAAAAAACTCTGTGGAAATCTCCTCAGAAGACTTTGAAAAGCTTAGCGGGAAAAACCTGCACGAACTGGAACTCTATGAGTTTGCGTTAAACATCGGGATCAACATCATAGCGAATTCGTTGTCTGCCTGCGAAATCAGGACCTTCAGGAAAGGCAGGGAGATCAAAGAGGATCAGTACTACCGCTGGAATTACCAGCCGAATGTAAATCAATCCTCAAACGAATTTATCCACAAGCTGGTGTGGACACTTATCTACAGAAATGAGTGTCTCGTAGTCCCGACGGCCACAGGTGACCTGATCATAGCAGATGACTACACGCATGACTCGTACGGCATGCAGGAAGACCGCTTTTATAACATCACGGTCGGAAAGAGCTCCCCTTCCGGGAACATCCATCCGCTGACCCTGTCGCGGGTCTATAAGATGTCCGACGTCATGTTTTACCGACTGAACAATCAGAATATTGCAGAGGTCCTGCAGACGGTTATAGCGGGATACAACTCACTGCTGGATGCCGCAGTAAAGAAGTTTTATAAGTCAGGCGGAGAACGCGGGATCCTGTCCGTAGACGGTAACGCTACGATGAACAAATACGGTATGAAGGAAGATGGCACTCCGCGGACATTCAACGATGTCTATAACGAGATCATCAATAAAAACTTTAAGCAGTATTTTGAATCGAATAATGCCGTCCTGCCGCTCTTCAGCGGTTTTTCCTACGACATCAAGTCAGCAGAGCAGACAAAGAAATCCACGTCAGAAGTAAAGGATGTATCTGATCTGACAGATGAGATCTTCGAGCGGGTAGCGAATGCCCTGCAGATCCCCGTGAAGTTGATGCGGGGAGATGTGGCGGACGTTGCCGGGCTGACAAAGAATCTGGTGGCATTCGGGATCCGGCCGATCGCGAACCTGATCCAGACGGAAAATAACCGGAAACTGTATGGCAACAAGGTCCTGAAGGGATCGTATCAGGTGATCGACACGACAAACATTCTGTATTCAGACTTCAAGGACACGGCCGACGCGATGGCCAAAATGATCGGCTCGTCGCTCTGGTCCATCGATGAGGCACGAGTCAGAATGGGCGATGTGCCGCTGAACACAGAGTGGTCACAGAAACACTGGATGACCAAAAATAACACGGAGGTAACAATGATCGGAGAAGAAGGAGGTGAGGGATATGCCAATGAATAAGCGCGGCCTGGTATACGCCATGGAGAAGACTGAAACCGTAACAAAGCTGTATCTGTATGACACGGTAACAAAATACGGAAGATTCAACTGGGAAACATGGCAGTACGATGACAGCGAAACATCAGCAAAAGCATTCCGCGATCAGCTGGATGAGATTCCGGACGGGACAGAGATCCACCTCCATATCAACAGTATGGGCGGAGAAGTCGGGGAAGGCGTCACGATTTACAATCTGCTCAGGCAGAAGTCACAGGCTGGATCGAAAATCGTGGGTTTTGTCGACGGCACAGCCTACAGCGTAGCCGCAGACATTGCGATGGCGGCGGATGAGCTCCATATGGGGCTCGGCACATCGATGCTCCTGCATTATCCATGGATGTACGCAGCGGGAAACGCAGACCAGCTGAGAGAGTACGCGGACCAGCTGGACGCACTCGGAGAAGCATCAGTCCAGCTGTATATGAAAAGAGCTAAGGACCTGACCGAAGACGATATGCGTGAAATGATGCGCAAAGAGACGATGCTGGATCCGGAAAGCTGTCTGAAGTATGGATTCTGCGATATCGTAGATGACTATAAGGCAAAAGAACCGGAAGACCCGGACGCCCAGATAGATCCGGATCGGACGGCACAGCAGCTGCAGAGGATGAAAGAAGAACTGCAGGAAGCAATCGAACAGGCCCGTCATGAAAA